CTGCATAGGAAAACTTACAAAAGTAAAATTCATATTTTTGTGTCCAACAAAGCAGAAATAGGAAAAGGACAAACCTATCTCATCGCCACTGATAAACAGTAATTAAACAAACAACAGAAAATAAATTCTAATTTAGAAAACAAGAAAATGTTTACAAACCTATGAGATTACGATCATAGGAAATCGACTGAATTATTTTACAATGAATCAGTTTCATTGTTTAAGACCAAATTTATCACTAACTTGACAGTTTGAGGTCTTACACTTTTGGCTCCATACCACATCAAAGGCTTTATCCATTGTGTCCTGTGTGGCTTTATGATGTGGACACATGTTCTTGTTACAGGCCAAGGCAACTGTAAACTTCGACCTGAATGACCGAGCACTCATCGCTGGGACCTTACCCAACTTGCTCATGGCATTTAAATCTGTTGTAACAGTTGCTGTATTAATGTCTGCAACCTCCCCTTCCTTCCGGTGGCAAAGGTTAGCATATGTTTCAGCATTTGAAAACCAAAATTTACCAATGGTGGCACTTGGTAATGGCGCATCAAAATATTGTTCAAGTCCATTCATATTCTCTGGAATTGAATTTCTATAATGATATAGTAGGTCCTGTTGCCGTGCCAATTTTGCCCCATCAGCAAAGGCTATCAGGGCTGCATTCCCAGCAACATATGGAGCTGGCGATTTGAAAATCAGAGTCTTACCAGCCTCAATAGCGCCAAGCATGAACGAATAAATCTGATATCCCTCTTGGTTTTTGAGCTTTCGTGGCGATCGAAAGGCATTCACCCATGATTTCGTAGGCAAGCCACCGACACCAGCTCCACTCGTTACAGGAATAACACACCCATCCTCTCCAGGCTTAAGTGGTATCGTGGATACACAAAATTCATCTTTGTTGCAATGGTAGTGTGGTCCACATACTGCGAGTGTTGGCGTATACCTGTGACACGCTTTGCCCTCTCCAGAACAGTGCAGGAATTTAGACATACCAGGAGCAATATGGATATCTAGAACCTTGGCTGGATCATATTTCAAGAAACCAGTTTGTTGGGAACTGTGAAAACTCTCACACATAGCCCAGGTTCTAAATAAATCAGCCTGCATTGGCAATCTTTTCAAATAGAATTGCCTCACCGAATTAAACTCATCTCTATCATCATGGAGATACAATTCCATTAGAGAAACATTCACATTTAGGATGAGTTCTTCAACAACATCTAGAGGTCCACCATCCACCTTCTTTCCCTTAGATGGTACAAGCCAGTGAAGGCAAGAATAGATGGCGCTCTTATCAAGTGGAGCTTGTATAACACCAGTGTTAGTTTTCAAAAACTTTCGCTTCAGAAAATCTAATTCAGACAATGGCTTTTCTTCGATGGTCAAGGCCAATTTATCAGATCCATCTGTAATTTTAACTTTATATTTGGCCAGTGTGCATCGAATGGCTTCACCAGTGAACCACTCAACAGTTGGTGTTCTTGAAATGAGATTGTCATCACCATATACCAATAATGTAACATGCAATCCAAAAAAATTCCGTTGTGGTTTGGGCGCAAGTACCTTAAAAGCATACCGAATCAAGATCTCATTGAAAAGGGAATTCATCACCACTGTTAAAGCAAATCCTGACGGTAACCCAGCATTCACCTTGTAAATTTTTTGCCCTAAAAAGGCATATCTACCATGCAAAGCCATAATCATGTTATAACGCTGAGCCTGAGATAATTCAGTATCCCCACTCAGAGCATATAATCTGTTAATCATCTTAGCCATGGTCTCAATAAGTTGTGCATTTAACAAGCCATCAAACCCACTATAGTCACAGTTTATGGCCACACTGTTACGCTTAGCTAAGCGTTGAAATATGTGTGACCACTCCCTGGAATAAGGATTTGTACCAACCTGACATGGCAACTTATGTCGTTCATTTTGCAGAAATTGTGTGAACGCACAAGTTTTCTCCCTTAAAAAGAGATTGTAATGAAGAGGCATAATCTCAAACAATCTGCAAGCCCCTTCCTTAACTTTGCGAACTGGCAAAAGTTCGTCTTTGGGACATTCAATCACTACCAGTTCTGGAACTCCTTGCTTTGTAAAATCTCGTAGATTCAAGTATAAATCTTCTGCAAGAGAGTTTTTCTTTAGTGCCATTCTCCCATCTTCTTCCTCCTGGAAATAGGCATGTTTACCCTTGGTATGGGTTTTCCTATTTTCCTTGAAGTAGGGATAACCGGGGGACGTTTTGAGCACAAAATTCTCTAGTTCTTGCTCCTCACATCCAGCAGGTATACCATTTATAGCAACTTCCAATGGTATATCACTAAGTACATGGTCTTCACAATCATACCATGTCTCTAAAATGTCCATGGCCACTTCATCGAGAAGTTCTTGTTCAAGCTCCAGCATTGGTTGTGTAAACTTCTTCTTGAAGGCCTTCATTGGCGGATCAACCCCTTCTGGACATCGAGGATCATCTCTACACAATACGGCTGGTTCTTTAATTGGTACATTGACAGGTATTAACAGTGCTTCGGGAACAGCCACGAGAGCGGTTTTCTTAGGAATGCCAGGTGCATCCTTTTTGTCAACATAGCCAATCTTCGAAAAGCCCTCTTCAGCTTCACCGAATTCGGGAAGATATTCAAGAGAACTTTTAAGTTCAGCCATATGTGGATTGGGCAACAAACAAGCCCAACTTGTTTTCTCCTTCCCTGCCACAAGCAAACCAACTACTTTGTAGCGCTCAGATATCCTAGCCAAAATAAGCATGCCACAGTCATGGTTGCGTGCCTCATAATGGAAAGATATTTTCTCTGGTATCTCATGAGAGTAGCAGTTGCCTCTGGAGAAGTCTTTAAGCGGCAGCGGGGTTCTATCCACTGTAGCATATGTATCGAGAGTATCATAATGGTATCCATCCTTGTCATTTCTCAATACATAACCCATCGCCTTAAAATTCAAGGGCATCTCGACCTCAGCATCCTCTAAAAATAGTTTTGCATATTGGTGTGGGAGCTGGGATAGTGATGGCGCTGTCCAAAGAACAATCTCAGATTGGTGAATTTCAGTCATATGACATTGATGCCAATTCACCATTTTCCTTTCTCCATCAGTGGAATAGATTAAGGTTAATCTTTCCCCTTCCCTAAATCGGAGAGCTTGATGTCTTGTCAGCATTATACTTTTATTCTTGTATTGCATTGCTGAAACAAAGTCACCAGCACTAGTATATATTGCCACGCAGAGTCGTGCTGCAGGCAACATACCATCACTTTCAGTGGATCGTGTATAGGCATACCGATGATTTACAGGTATATTGCGAGCTCTATAACCACGATCGATCCCTGAAGAATTGCTCTGACTCTTAAGGTCTGCTTCCGCTGCACTGGAAAAAAAAGTACCGATTGATATTGTTCCAGTGAATAGAAGACCAAGTGCTTTCCAAAAACCCCATGCACTAACTATGATAACCAAGATGGCAGCCATTATCATGAGCATTCCACCGCCGTTATCAATAATCAAATCCCTAGTCGCCATCATGGCCTTTAGAACTTTGGCCCAAGCAGTATTACAGTAGGGATTGCATTCAACCTCAGCATTATACATGTCTATACGCTTCTGGAGACATCGTAAATAAGCTTGTTCGCACAAACCCAAATGCTGGAAAATCCTCTGTTGGCATGAGGTCGCAGTACTGCTTAACTGACCCAAGCCGAGAACACTACATTCTGAATTTACAAGAGAACGTAGGAATCCGGTAACTATCAGGGACTTACCATTTAGGTAAGTGCCGCCATGCACCATTGGAAAAAATTGTTCCATAGTGCGTTTTTCCCACAATCTGGCATAGTTTGAATCATGCACTGTATGAACATCCATCTCAAATCTGCTATTAAGCATTAGGAGTGATCCATCAACACACAATCCTCTACCCTCAGCACAGGTTAAGCCTGCCTTTTCAAGCTCGATTTTTGGGAAATGCAGGTACACTTCTTCAACTTTCCTTTGTAGAAAGTTTTCAGCGGCCAAAATCATAGGATCAACTGCAGCAGTCTTACGTAGATGTGCACGCTGAAGACGCTCTTGCTCATCTCTATGTCGAGCAACTCTATTGAGAATTTCAGTAATCCCATCCTCAATATCAATCCATGACTCTGCCTCAGGACCCTCACACATCTGCGTCATAGGATCTTTCAATCTCATTTGGGAGGCAGTCATTGGATTATCAGGATCAAATTGCACACCAGGCTTACGGCGCATTTCAATAAGACAGCACTTGCGTGCTCTATACGCTTCAACATCACGCACACAGCTGGGTGGCACATCTTCCAGATTACTAGAAGTAATAACAAAATCACTCCTGAAGTAAATAGGTTTATCAGCTAGGTCAGCCATATTGAGCGGATGTTCTTGACATGAAACAAGGTTTAACATCTCACCCTCAAAGGCTGGTTCCGTCTTGGTGGCTGATAAATCATCTATCTGCATAATCGTTTGACCCAAATAGGATGAATAGAATGAATCTTTGATATTCCTATTTGCAACAGTATATGGCAGATCAAAGTGCTGACACAGTCTAATACCCAATTCAGACATGAAATTGGATTTTCCACAGTGTCGCTTTCCCCAGACATAAATCCAGGCAGGTTCTCTCCTTCGGCCCTCAGTACAACCAGATCTGCATATTTTTTTTTGCAGTTCTCGCAGTTCCTTCATCACGCTACCAACGAGAGAGGCATAATCGCAAGAAATTTTTCTTGGAACACCATTTATGCCATGTTGTAATTTGTCACCATCGACAACCAGTTTATTCACCACTGTAGCGAAAACTGGATTTCCGGGATCCGTGTAGTTCCCTTCCATCAGAATCCCCCGTGCGCGATTAAGCCAGCCACGCACGTCTACAGATACCAGGGTTGACAATTCATCAAAAAAAGTAGTTTCCCGGCCTGTAATTTTGTCAGCAATTGTGCCAACACATTGCAAGATTGTACTCACAAACTCTTTCAGAGCTTCCTTTCCCAGTCGCAATTGGTGTAGAGCAGCTGCCATTTTGCCAACCTCAAGTAAGCTCATAGACTGAAACTTACAGAGCCCCATGCCAAAAGCAGAGATGGCCTCAATTAAACCAGAGACAACCGGTATGGAGCGAATGTTGGAAGTTTCTCCTTGTTCAATTCGTTGGAGTACCTCCTGGTCCGCTTTGGTTGGCCGCCACTTTTTGCTGCTCTGCGCATGAGAAAAGAAATTGCGCATGAATTCGTTTATCAATGCAATAAATTCACCACGCATAGCACCCTGTAGTAACTTATTGTCCCACATAGAGTAGGCAAAAAAAAGCCCAGAGAAAATCTGCATCAAAAAAAAAGGATCTGGAACGCCCAATAGCTTATTTATCGAATAAGTAAGCATTTGACACAATAAGAACATTAAGGCGATAATTCCAGAAACCCCAATTGTGTACATAGCATCACCAATCTTCTTGATGAGATTATCATACCATGCACGGACCTTTTTGATCAGCATTTCAATAAATTCATGCGCTAGGCCCAACTCTTGTTTGACGCATTTCAGCATTTCATGAAAGCACTTCATGACCACACTGAACACGCCTTCAGCAGCAGCCTCTCCAATGTCATAACAAAATTGTTTTGCACCAGAGTAGGCATTGGAAACGCAGTTCTTAATTTTCCCTGCGATTCTCTTGAAAACGCTCGCTCTCACGTTAGAATTTTGAGCGGCATCCTCAATCAACTGTAATTCACCAGATGTGACTACAGTGGCTTCTTGAAGCCTAGCCTCATCCTTAATTTCTGACATTGATTGGATGAGTTGATCTTCATCATAAAAGCGCACCAATTTACAGATATTGTCTATAAATATGCCGAATGGTGCAAACCCCTTGGATAGCAGAACTTGATGCTCCTGTAAAAAGGAGACTATTGAGCTCGCTAGCCGGGGGTAATGCGGTGCCACAGCAATAACTGCAACAATAGCCCTTTCAGATGATTCCTTGGAACCAGGGCTCACATTTAAGCTTTCCAAGATACCCTGGCGGATACCATGGAGTTGCTGCCTCCTACCCTCTCGGGCAGCGGCACGAGCCACCTTCGGAGCGGGCTCGACAGTTCTCAGAGGCTCTTTTAAAAGGGCCTCTACTTCCCGAAAGAGCTTTTCAGCTCTCTCTTCTTGTGCCATCCTACGCTGATAGCGCTTGGTGGCAACAAATTGGGCATATTTCAGACTATATGCCTGGAATTCTTTATAGAGGTTCCTGGCCTCTTCCAACTCAGCACTAGTTGGTGGTACTGGTTTAGCCTGCAATTGCAGGTAAGCACGTGCAATGAGTTGCACTCTGGCCTCAATAACCAACTTACGCACAGCGTAAAAACGCTTGCGATAAGCTAGTCTCTTGGCCCTAGCAGCCTTGCGGGCTGCAGCTGCTTTTTTTGCAGCCAACTCTTTCAGATAGAGTTGCTTTCTCTCCTCGGCTAAACGCCGGTACTCTCTCTCTTCTGTCATGCGCTCATGACAGTTTTGGCATGCGTTCAAAAGTGAACCGCCAAAAGTTGGCCAGCTGGCCAAGACAGGTTCCCATTCATCCTGATATGGGTTAACCCCCAAACCCTTAACCAGGAAACTGGAAAAGAGTGCTGTATAGGCAGAAATGGTGGTTATACCACCATTGCTTTTCTTCCATTTTTTAAAAATGGAAGAACCTTGGATATAAGTGGGAGAAAATTTAACAGTACTATTCCTGAAATCAGGATGTACTGTATCTAAAAGGAAATAAAAAAAAGATTTTGCTTTTTTTAAATTATTACTAAAAGTACTATAATAAGAAAACAAATCTAAATTAATAGTGCTATTAGTATTTTGGTAAAAAAACAAATTAAGACTATTATTATATTTGCAATAAGGTAAAACTATGGCGCTATCCATAGTATCAGGCAAGGGCGCTATCCCTTGTTTCGGGTTGGTCTTTTGACCAATTTGCATATTGGCGCTATCCAATATATCAATATGATTTTAACGCAATCAACGGTAATTGAGAAAGACTAGCAAAAACAAAAGTCAAATAATCCGGCGCGAAGCAAGCGTGATTACCTGAGAGTAAAGTTTTGAAAATATCTTTTCAA